CCGGAATCAAATCGTTACCGTCGTCCTCTTCGTTTCCGATTCCAGGCTGACCGCAAGAATCGTCGCAGTAATCTCGCTCAGTCATTTGATCCCCCGCTTTTTCTTTTCAGATAGCGTAATCGAATCCAAAGCCTTTTGCGAAACGCTCACACCGTCTGAAGTCTCGGGGTTGTCCGGACTATCTTTCAAGTTCGGTACGAGCCTTGACTTGCAGTTGTGGTGAAGCGGCGGCGTGTAAGTATCCAAATCTGGATCGCCTACAGCAAACGTAGTTCCCGCAAGTTCGGTGCAGATCTCGCTCACTGGATCTTCGTTGGTGAATGTGAAGCTTTCAATGCCGTCTAAAACTTCGGGTTGAAAGAAAGTGTCTAGCGTTGCTTGCTGAGTTACGTGCGCAATCGCATCGCCTGCAGCTGTGTCGATACTCATTCCGCCAGCTGTAGATCCCTCAATCATCGGATCGACTTTGTTGTCCACGTCAAAAAGAATTGCGTCGATATCGTCCGTGCTAGTTGCTGAGCTTGTAAACTGAAAGAACACAGACTTCTCGATATCCGCCGCCTGAGTTTCCGCCACAAGTGAGGCTTGAACGTCGATGAGCTTTCTAACTTTCGGTGGAAGCGCATTATAATATCCTTTACCTGCGGCAAGTTTTATCGTGTCTGCGTGCTCGTGAAGCTTTACTTGTTTCTTTGCCGCTGCGATTGCATCCGTTGCTGTCTTTGCAAGCTGCTCACGCAACGCCGCTTTGTATCCAATAAGTCCGGGAGTTTGGACACCTTTTGCAGCCAAAATTTTATCAGAGCCGCTAAGCGAAACATATTTTTTCCTTAGCACGTCTTTTAGGCCAGCGTAAAGATCAGCAAGCTGTGACTGCATTAGAGCTTTCAATGCAGCTTTGTTCTTATCAAAACGCGCCACATATTTTTTATCGGCGAGCATTAAGGTCAAAGCTTTTTCGCTAAAACTCTTTGGACCCTTATTGTCGTTTGAAGGGTCGTCGTCTCGCTGATTGATATTATACGGCTCAACTTTTCCAGTGACCGGATTGATCGCCGGGCTATTTGGCTTAGGATAGTTCGCAGCCGCTCCCGCCGGAATCTCAGGCAAAGAAACAGCGGTAGTCGGATCTGGTTTCGGCATATTGTATGCCTTGCGAATGAATTCTTTTAGCGGTTGATCCGGATCTATCGCACGAGCGTCAGATAAGAACTTGATCGTTTCGGCGAGTTCTTTTCCGGCTTTGTCTGAGATGCCCGTAACTTTAAGTTTTGGGTATCCGGATCTCTCACCGAAATTGAGCTTAATAAGGTTAGGAAATAGTGCACGATTAACGCCGTCGCATACGATATCAGCGTAACTTTGAATGCCTGTCGTGAAAAACTCCCCGAGGTTACTGCCAAGAGCGTAAGCGCCGCCAGCGCCGTGCATACCGAGAGCAAGAAAGTTAGCGACAAGAGAGTTTGCCATCTCAGTGTTTTCGAAAACCAAAAGTTCTTTAAGCTTGCTCGCATCGAATTCACCCTTCTGAATCTCTATCTTCCATCCATCGGGTACAGTGATATATGCGGTTTCGTGCGATGCGTAGCTTTGCAAAGTATTTTGAAACTCGCCAAATTCAGGAGTTCTTTCTTTACCCTTGGGCACCGTTCCGATTGGAGTTCCCACAGCGTATTTCTCAATGCCGATTGCGGCAAGCTTAAGATAAAGCTCTTTGCGCTTATAAGATCCAAGCATCGGGCGCAGTACTGAGATGCCCTCATAGTTGTCCCCTTCTTTCGAGTTTGTGAAGATCAAAAGAAACTCGCCGGGAATAAATTGGTTTCCGCCAAGGTCTGAGTACGTGTACTGATTCACGCCAAATAGTCGGCCAGTCTTTTGTTCAAGCTGCCAATTTTCAATAGTCTTTTGCGAGCGAAATGCAAGCGAAGCCAAACCGTTGAAGTCACCAAACTTAGGATGACCGAACACAACCTTGTGGACGATTTCAAATAGTGAAAATCCAAACGGGAGCACTGTAAGCGCTTCGTGTTTGAATGTATTGAAGTCGATCATTTCAAAAAGTGCAAGCTTGCAAAGATCTGCGTCTTTTACGCAATCAGGATTTTCGGGATCGTAAGGCTCAACGTCCCAGTTCGCTGCTTTGATGGGATTTGTGATAGCAGCCATGAGCATTGCGATTTGTGCTTCGCTTCTGCGCATCTCGTCCCACTTCTTTGCGCCGTTGCGCCCACGAAGTTCGGATAGATATTCTTCAGAGAAGTAACCGCCAAAGATCTGTGTTCCGGAATTACCGACTTGAGTCAGTGAAGTTCTAACGCCCGTTTTGAAAGCGCCGTCATCGTTATCGCCGGTGCCAGTCGTTGCGGATTCATCAACTGTGTTGCCACTTGGCGAGCTAGCATTTGCTCCCGCAGCGCTTGGGAAAGGTGTTCTAGCAAAAGGCAAAGTGCCCGTGTTCGGATTAACTGGCGTCTTTGCAAAATCAGGACGGGTATTTGGAGCAAGAGCATTATTATTGGGAGCATAGTTTTGACTCTGATTAGGCTGTGCGAGTTTGATTCGCTTTGTTTTCTTTTTCACCAATCTCTACCTTCCCCTAATCCGGCAGCAAATGGCTTAGCAAAGCCAGACGCTTGACTGTACTCATTTGTGAATCTTCCCACAGTCATTTCATCGTAACGCCCAAAGTTCGCAAGCGCCAGGCTATCCGCGTGGTCAGGCGACTTTCTTCCAGTGCGCTTCTTATAGTCGTCTTTCGACTCAATTGCCATTCGACCTTTAGAATCATAATGGTAAAGTATAGTCGGAAGTTCGTCCAGATAAACGTCGTCCGCCGGTAAGCAAAGGCCATCGGTAGCTTTCAAATCGTCTGACAGCAAGCGAAACATTCTTGCCTTAATGTTTACGAACTTCTCACGATCTTCGTCTTGCTCACAAGCGGCACCGAACTGAACGCCTCGCACTTCCGTATTACGGTACAGCGTGTCGTCTCGCTGCGCTTCCCGCAAAAGATCCACAACGCCGCCGCCCATTCCAGTCTCATCGACTACGATCACGTCGATCGGTCCGTTGTCTCGAGCCATCGCAATGATCTCACCCACTACTTGCGTCGTGTCTCGCTTGACCATTTGTTTTTGCGTAAGAAACTTTTTGCCGTGCAAAGCAGTAATGACAGTTGAATCCGAACCGAATCGGGCAACGTCCACACCAAGCGTCCGTCGATCGCCTTCGACTGGATAGTAAACTCTGAGTTGCGCGTCTTCAATAGATCCAAGAGGTATAAGAGTTCCGTCGGAATCTTTCGGAAACTCGCCGAGCACTTTCGACACGAACAAAGGATGCTCAATGCCCCACTTGCGAGGCAAGCCCATTGAAACGACCCATTTGAGAGTGAGTAAATAATCTTTGGTGACTTTGTAATCCCGCATTCGAGCATGTGCTTCCGAATCTGGCAGCGCTCTAACGATGTCGATTTCATTCCTTAAAGCTTCAAGGCTTGTGATTCCGTTTGCAATCAAATTGGGTGAATCGAAACACGATAGCTTTATCTTGTGCCAAGCTGGCGACGAGAAGCATTTGAAAAACTCTGAGTTACGTGACGTTGGGTTTCCGATCGCTACGAACTTCACCTTCGCAGAAGTTAGGATGCCTTCCGCCATTGTCCAGATCGGATGCGCAACGCCAGTAGCCTCATCGAACACGAGCAAGATATGCGGCGCGTGAAACCCCTGGAAGCTCGAGGTTGTTCCCTGGCCAGCTTCGCCGCTTAGTTCATTGCGCGGAGTAAAGCCGATAGCAAACCAATCGCCTTCCGGTGTGAGTTGCCACTCTGTGAGATTCATCTTGCCGCCGAGTGGGAACTTGCTTCGAGAGTAAGCTGCTCTGATTTCACTCCAAAGAATATTCTTAACTTGATTGAATGTGGGTGCCGTTGTGATGACCTTGCAGAATGGGAATACGCTCATGTACCAGAGCACGACTCGAGCTAGCGTCCAAGACTTGCCAACGTCGTGGCACGCGCTAATTGCAATTCGCTCGTGATCGGCGATAGCTTGCAAAATGCTAGATTGATATTCTTCTGTCGACTCGATGCCCAACACTTCTTTGAAGAAAGCATTTGGATTGCGTTGAAAGTAAATTAACTTTTCATTCTGTGGGTCGATCATGCGACCTTAGAAGCTATCGTCTTCACCCAGTCGTTGAAAGTCTGAAATGGGTTGTTGCCATCGGCGTCGGTGAGTTCCACCGACTTGCGACGTGCGTAGAGGTAATCGCAAGCTTTGCTTGCAGCCGCGATGCGCTCGCCGGTTTCGATGCGATCCACCAACACGGTTCCGTCCTGTGTTGCTACGCGCTTGTCTGCGCTGTCGTAGCCCAAAGCTTCCCAGTTGTTCGATGCGAAGTGTAAAAGTATTTCGAGCGGATTAACACCAAGACGTTGCGCGATGGCTTGCGCATCCGGCAATCGTGAAAGTCTCTTCGAAACTGATCCCGGTTTACGCCCGCCGGTTTTCGGGCCGCCTACTGCCCCCATAAGTCTACCTTTAGACTTAGACTACCTTAGCGTTTAGGTCAAGTCGTGGTCGTCCGCGCTTTCAACGTCCCCGGTATCAGCAAAGTAAAGCCGAACGTCTTCCGCTTCTGCGTGGCGTTCCAAATACTTTTCACCACGGTAGTGGCCTTCCTCTTGGATCTTTTGACGCATCCGACGAACCGATTCCATCGTCGCGGTGTCTTCTGACATAATCAAGCTTTTTAATATGAGATACTTTTCCATGCCTAAAGCCTTTTTCAAATCGTGAAAGACACACAAGTAAGCAAGCCAAAGAAGTTTGTCGCTGTCGCGAGTTTCCGGATGTTCTTTTAAGATGTACTTCACTCGATCGACGATTTTAATTAAGTCTGACAACATGCATAAAAACTATCAATAGCTGCAACTAAAGTCAACTTAGTTATCGCGCTAAAGTGCAGTAAGTGCAGTAAAACGGCTCTATTACTTCCCCCACGTTCTCTCAATTTTTACCCCCTTTTCCGCAATATTATTACTATTTTTCAAGATGAAAACTTGGGGAAGGAGAGTAAGCAAATACTGCACTTACTGCACTTTTGAAGGTAAGTGTACATAACCACACGGATATATCAGTGCAGTAGTACTGCACTTTTGAAAAACTACTGCACTGTTTTTTAGTAGGGGATACCGCTCGAAGAAACGGTCTTAGACTTATTATTACTATCAAGTAATTTTATGCCTTCGTAGCACGAAGCTCCATTGGATCTTTGATACTTATTGGCGAGTTCTTTGATGCCTTTTAGGCGCTGATAAAACTTCCGTTCGGAGTAGCTATACCCGTCGCCATCGTCTTGCCGGACGGCTCGGTAATGCTTGTAGAGCTGTGTGCTGGATACCTTGTCAGCTTCATTGCCGGTTACTTCTATGTGAGCCAAAAACCATTGATACACAGTGTCAGATTCTTCACGAACGGCGCGCATCTCAGCGGCGGACGAAGCACTATATGTGAAGGCTTGTTGCTCTTCTAGTCTCAGCCATCCTGCCCAAGCCCAGTTGAAAATGCCGGATAGTTCTTTTAAAAGCCGCTTCTGAAGACCTTTGTCCTGTTTGGCTTCATCGCTGTAGTCACGCTTCCAAGGAATCGCTATTGGGCGTGTAAGCATCCCCACGGATAGATCTTGCAGGTTTGGCATCGTATTGTAGCTCATGATCAGCTTCGCTCTGGATCTGAACGTATAAAGAGCGCCGTACTTCTTTTGCCCAGTGAGTTCACCATTGCCGGTTAGATTTTTGAACGGGCCGGAATCGCTAAGCTCTTCGGGCGAAGTTTCTTCACTGAAGTTCGCAATTTTTCCATCTAGCTCGGCTGCGGCGAAACGATCTTTTACGATTTGTTTAATAGAGCATGTTGAATAATTGTCTGAACCGATCAAAGCTTTCAGCGTATCAATGAAAGTAGATTTCCCATTTCTTCCAGTGCCGCTTAGCCACAAAGCACGATGATACTTATACTCCCCACCACGAATAACGTAGCCCATGAATTCTTGCAAAATAGCAGCGAGCGACGGATCGTCGCACATAATGTGTAGAATCCAACGCTCCCATTCAGGGCACTTAGCATCTGGAACGTAGTCGTAGGGAAGCACGTGCCGGAAACCAAACTCAGGTGAGTGAGCTAAAAGTTTTCCGCTCTCTGTGCAAAAAACCCCGTTCTTAAAATTGAGTTTGTCTTCCACAGTGTCGAAAAAGAAACTGCGCTTTTTTACGTTGTTCGACATTACTTTGTGAATGAATTCTTGGCGTACGCGGTCTTGAGGTTTTGGGTGCATTACGTTTTCAGCAAAAGCTTTCATTTCGATAGGCGTGAAGTCTTCGTAGTGGGTTCCGTTGTAAGCAACTACTGTCTTCATGTCTGCGATCGTTTGATAAGGCTGCTTAGCGTTGAACGCTTTAAGAAGATCGTCGTACTTGGGTTTCAAAAATCCCTTAGCCGTAATGTCCCAAAACTTGCGTTCAAACAAATTAACCGGCGAATTGATCTTCCCCCAGAGTGGGCACTCTTTGCAGCCGTTCCAAAGCGTATTGATGTTTTCGCAAGTTCGTGGCGGAAGCTCTAATGCCTGATCAATTTTCTTATTACACTCGTTGACTGAGTATCCGGGATGGCTGTCAGAAATCGCGTGGCACTGCTTACGTCCCTCTTGGAAGCGAGAAACGACGCTAAGAGCTGCGTACCACTCGGGTTCAGTGATCGTCTTAGAATTGGCTTTTGCGTGGCTTAGAAAGCCACACTGAGCGAATGCAGCCTCGCCAGTGGGTGCTTCCCACTCTTTACCTGCATTTTTATTCGATTTGTTTTGCTGTGATTTTTCTGACGCACCGGGTTGTTCCACGTGGAACAAAGCCGCAAGTTTTGGAAGCGGCGAACGAAGCTCTGGGATTGGAATAAATAGGCCGTGCAAAAGATTGGGGTTTGCAGCCCGTTTGATGTCCTCTAAGGTCGTATTTTCGTAGAGGCCGATTTGAATTTTGCAGAGCCCAGTCTTTGGATGCCGGGAACCTAGCGCTCTGAATTTTCGTCCTGGATTAAAAACAGTGGTGTCGATTGAGAGGTACGTTTTTTTTAATTCTTTGGCGAGTTGATTGAGACGGCTACCCAGATCAGTGCTTGGCTCAATACCGAAGTAACCAAAAGGGACGCCCACATGAAATCCCTTAGATCCGCTATAGCAAATAAAAGCGTCGCTAATGCCGAGCCAAGAAACAAATTTTTTAGTGTCCTCATAAGCTTGCACGCCGCCATCATGCGAATCAAAATCAAACCACACGTAGCCCATTGCTGGGCGATGTAAGCCTTTGTATCCGACGTGTGAACCGTCGATCAATTCTTCTTTCACCAAATCAAATGCGCAGTGATAAGCCTCGCCGCCATTATGAGATTGAATGCGGGCACGCAAACGATCGGCATCTAGGTGCCCTTCTTTTCCTGTCGCTGCAAGCGAGTGAACGAAGTAATTAATCCAGGTCGTCACGAAGCTCCCCTCTCTGAATGTGGAAGCCGTCGCCTTCAAAGGCTAGAGTTACTTGGTGTCCATCCCATGTGGCGGTAACTTGGATTGCTAAAATTTCGCCTGATTTAAGGCATTTTGCGAATACTTTTTCGCCGACTCGTCTTTTAAGTCTGAGACCGTTTAGTTGTATTTCCGGTGGACACTCTTTGCGCAAAGCCATTCGTGGCGACTCACTCCCCTTTTTACTGCGTGAGCTTTTGTCTTAATTGCAAAGTGATATATTTGTAAAGCCGAATATCGCATCGGCAAACCGCGCTAGTACACCGGATTTGTCCCCACTAGTCAGACAAGTCATGTCCGGTTCAAGTACCCACTCTCAAGCTACCTATAAAGTGGATCAATCATTCGTCGAGTTTTTAAGGCTCGGTGTAGCTATGATAACGTTGTACGAAATTAAAGCGCTGCGACTTTAGCTGCAAGGTCCGCATCTTCTGCGGTGAGCAAAGCTTGTACGGACGCAATTGCGTCAGACTTTGCTTTAGCTACTGCGGCATCAAGATCGGCTTGAGTGAATTGCGCAGGCTGTGCCGGAACACTTGCAACGCCATCTTGAAAACCTTGATCGTAAAGTGCTGCACCGGCTAAGTCTAATGCTGATAGATCTTTTGACATATGTTTCCCCTTTTTAATTTTACGGCGAATCATCCGCCATGTTGAACCCAAAGAAGATGCCCTAATAAAACACCAAGAGCAAACGGAATAATCGGATAGCTTTTTGACCATGAGTAAGTTGTCCAACTAATGCTTGTGGAAGTCCCCCGTTTAATGCAGGTCCAAACGTCATACGCAATCAACACGATAGCAACTAAGGCAATGATCCAAGCGGTTAGAATCATGGGCCAGGTGTTGGTGACGGACTAGGTGAAGGAGTGGCACAGTTCACTGTGCCATCCTGATTGTTTGAGAGCGTATATCCCACAGGTTCAACGGCTGTGATACTTCCGCCTTGGCTATTAATGAACGACTTGAAATTTGAATATGCATTTCTTAAGGGTGCTGCGTTCGTTCCGAGATCAGTCATGACTTGGCATCCGTTTACGCTTGGATCATTCCAAACTGTTCGCATAAGTCTACTTACAGCGGCGTTGCTCATCATCTGAAGCTGAACCAATTGTTGCTGAATGCTTAATTGAATTTGTTGCTCGTGATTTGGAATAAGTGCTGCTTGTGCAGTGAACCCAAATAAAATCGCTATTAAAAAATATCTCATAGTTTTCTCCTTAAAAAGTACAAGCCGTTAAGCCGGTTGAAGCGTGAACCCAAGATGCACCATTACAAACGCAAAGAACAAAGGCACTCGTGTAAGTTGTTTGCCCAGCCGATCCACAAGTAGGCGTGTTGCCAGGTGCCTGAACCGGCAATCCCACCACACCGCCAGCTACTGGATTAAGATTCACGTTTCCTGACGTTGAGGTGATATTCGCATCACCAACGCTAGTGGCCGTTAAATTCCCGGAATCGTCTGACGTAATTGATGATCCGCTTGAAAAAGTGAATCCGCCACCGCCGCTTCCGTCGAGCCCCATAGTGGACGTGCTCAGATCTTCTTCACTTACTGTTGTCGCCAAGACATTCCACGTATTACTTGCGCCGAATGTAACCCCGTACCCGAAGCCTGGGTTTCCGAAAAAAGCGCTTCCGTCACCATTGAGGTAAAGTACTGTTCCAAATCCATCTATGGCTTGAAACGCTCCTGATGTTGGAGGAGCTTGAAGAATCATCGTATTACTACTATCCATGGAAATAGATGCGGTCCCTGCTGAGATATGGCCGTATGTTATCCATGTACCTATAGCGGAAGCCGAGGCGCCGCCCACGCTTGCTACGCTAGGGTTTGGAAGGTATCCGGTAAGATCCCCTCCTAGGGGAATAGCAAACAGAGATTCTGAGCTCCACGACGTTGCAGTTGTTCCGCTTGTAGCTATAGACCTAACCGTTCCCCATCCTAATATCCCAAGATCATTTATCGCATTTCCACCGGATGAAGTTATGTGAACCGTTCCTGAATTGGTCTGGTTTTGAATAAAAAACTGCGTGCCTAATTTTAAAGTACTTACAGCAGGAAGCTGAATTGTTTGGCTGTTACTGCCGGTGACAATGATAATTCCTGGGCTGTTAACCGTAAGGACGGTCGTCCCGCCTGTCGCTCCAACGATCGAAGTTCCAAGAGCTATGTTGTTAGCAAAAAGATTCGAGTTCGAATCCCATGCAGCAAAGTTACTTGCCGATGCCGTTGCCGGAACCGCAGTGACTCCGGTGCCTCCGTGATTTGTAGCGATAGTGGTTGCGTTCCAAGTTCCGCTTGAAATGGCACCTACTGAAGTGAGGGACGATGCCGTCACGCCTGACGCAAGCGTTGTGCCTGTAAGAGTACCCGCAGGTGCGACGACCGCATTTCCAGTTGCCGAAGTAACAAGTCCCTTAGCGTTAATAGTTATTGATGGGATAGAAGTGGACGACCCGGTTGTCCCGGCACTGGCAACGGTTGCTAGAGTAAGCGCCGCAGATCCTGGACCCGATGCCGAAGCGTCGCCGGTCAATGCAGTGATATAGTTACCCGAAGCTTGTTTAGAGTTTAGCTGTGTCTGAATTGATGAGGTCGCATCTAAATATCCAAGCGTCGTAGTTGAAACGCTCGAGCCTGTCGCCTCTTGGTTTCCATTGATCGTGCAGACCGTGTTTGCCGAAGGCAGGGAAGTCGGGAAATAAAATACTGGATTCCCCGCCGCTGTTTTTACATCGGTGAGATAGATCGAGCGATTTGTGACATGCGCTGCATTTGCAGTGGCGGCACCAAGAGATAAGAGTAAGGCGATCCATTTTTTAAATTTCATTTCGTCCCGCCTCTACCCATTTATTTAGACCAGGAATCCAATGAAGTAAAATTTCAGTTCCGTTTTTGATTACGATCTCACCACTTAAAAGAAGATTCGTGGTGCTATCAAGCTCGACGTTGTTCGTGTCGTCGCAGCCGAAAAGATAAAGCTCTTGCCCCTGTAACCCATTTGCTAAACTTGGATCAGTGGCGGGAGCGCCGTTGCCTTTGATGTACACACGAGATCTAAGATCAGTGGGCACCGGAATAGAGCTTGAGATTAAGGTAGGCGATGCGTAGCTCCCGTGCTCGACTAATCCAGAGCTTGAACCCGGCGGACCCTGTGGACCGGGCTCGGTCACTACAATTGTTTGTGGTGTTGAAACTGAAACGACACCAATGGGTGCAACGAGATCTTCAGTTACTATTATTGTTTCTTGAACGGTGACGACTGAGCCCACGCTCTACCTCGTTACTTCCGGCGATACCTGGCATGTGCCCTGTAGTAGCCTCTCAACCGTTCCATCTAAATGCGTGGCGTTTATGTCGTAGGTATAGTTTGAAATCAGCCTGATATAAGAAGGTGCCGGGAGCACTGCGATGCCAGCGGATGTTGTTGCATCTAGCGTCCAACTGACTTGACCAAGAGCGGCGTTAATTATTGAGAAGGCAAAGTTTGCAAGAATAGTTCCACTCGGTGCT